GATAGATGCGCAGTGATTGAATATACTCTGGCACATAAGATCTAATGCCTCTTCTTAGTGTACCAAATAGAGTTAGACCATCATGTCTGTCTGTTTGATAGCCTGGAGTATATTGACTAAATGAGTGTGAGTCTCCGAAGCAAAGACAGAAAGTCTTTTGAATTCTATCTACTCTAGGGATAGTAGTACAGATTTCTTTTGCTTCGTCCACCCTAGACTCTAATGTCTTAAACAGATCTGAGCCTGTCTTCAGCCTCTTTTCAATTAGAGTACCGACGCAAGGCATATCATGGTGGAGCGAATACATGCGTATATCGGGAGCGAACATTCTAGTGATTTGTTGATATAACTCATCGTTCGCCCCACCAAAGATATTGAAATTGCCTTTGAATTCCATACCGTGTTCTAAGAGTACCACGTCGAAATCGTCTGCCTTCCAAGCTGAATTGTCTGTAATAATTTGAACATGCTCGTAACCTGCATGTTTTAACTGGTTGGCTAGGTGGAATGCCCAACCAGATTTATGTGAAGTAGGTCTTGCACTCAGCTTTCCAACGAGAGCTGAAATTGCAATCCTGATATTAGTGTCTTTCTCTAAGTCTGTGAAATAGACTAGGTTATTCTGTGTCTCCATATCCAGCGTCTGCGTCAGTTAAATTAATTGGTTTTTCAGTCTTACCGTAACCATACTTCTTGATGTAGTTATCAAGGCCGCCGATATATGCGACAGCATCAAGTAGGTTATCTTCTTTGTAGTTGTAAGAATGTCTGCTTAATTTAAGTGCAACGAGTGCTGCATACATATCGGAACCAGACCACTCTTTGCCGGTCATACCAGAGCAAATCATTGCTGCTCTTCGCATACCTTCTTCAAAGGGTCCGTACATTCGTTCTTTTTCTTCGGAACGATTATTGATAATTTCGTCTGCTGTTTTTAGAATGTTCTTGCTCATATAATACTAGATTTAACTAGTTATTATAGAGAGAAAGCCGCGAATGTTTCACGGCTTTCAGTAGATTATTTAGAGTAAACGTTCTCGATTACAAACTCACCATCTTCGATAATAAGAAACTCTCTAGGCAAGGTGTCGATCACGAAGACATTGTCATCGTTTGAGATCTCTTCTCTCTGAGTGTGTCCAACAATCTGCACGATCTCAGGGTCAATTGGATCTTGACGGAGAGCCTGCGGCCTAATCCAAAAAGGTCCATCATGGGGAGAATTACCATACATGTTCAATCCGCTATGATTAAAAAGATCTGGTCTCTCAGCCCAAACTGTGTTGACTTTATCTGCAATCTCAAACATGTGACCCTTGTCTTCAACATTTCTTTCATACCAAGTAGAACTCACTCCAGCATGAGTAACAAGTACATTGTTATATTGCCATGCCACTTCAAGATTATGTGAGTTTGCTCTCAACAAATCTCCAATCTCTGCTGCAAAGAAGTGAGAGTAACCACCATACTTGCCACCACACCAAGGCATGTAGTGAAAGTCATGATTACCGATTAACAGAGTTACATTATCTGGATTAGACTCTTTAAACTCGATAATTTCTTTAAAGTTAAAAATCTGTACAGCAGGAGTTACAGACCATGCATCAAAATAGTCACCAACAAAGACGAAGTGGTCAGCATCCTTATGCTTACTGACAATAGGCTTCCATGAATCATGTCCATGAATATCTCCGATAAAAACAATCTTATTCATCGTCTTGGTTTTTATGTTTCTTCTTTCTTGTATAAGTCTTCTTAGACTTTACAGTCTGTTGAGTCATCTTCTTAGAAATATGATGTGCAGCCTCACCAGAGGTCCAGCCTCCGTTGAAGTCCAATTTGTCATCATGTTTCTTTTTCTTGCTCATCACAGTACTAATATAATAAAAAAGCCTGACATAAAAAAATATCAGGCTAATTATTTTGTAAAAAGTTTTGTTTTATAGTGGCCAAATCATGGATGTGCCTGCGTCATGCCATTCACTATACCACCCTCTTTTATTAAGTTCCTTTTCCCATCTGTTATCGACGCCGAATGTTCTATTCTTGTAGTCTTCAGAGTAATATGCATAAATTACTCTACCTTTGTACTCGTCGCCATTCTCACCTGAAACCCAGATACCACCTTCAGAACCGTTGAACTCTTCAGTAGTTTTGACAAAGTCCATATACTTCTCAATCCACTTCATCATATCATCTCTGTCTAGTTTCTTCTCATTAACTGTAGATTCGTCGGCAGCCCAAATTTCAGGAGAACCTGCTTGAGCCTTCATACCAACTAGCTTTTCTACTTTTTTAAGATTAGAAACTTCTTTACCGCTATAGCCTACTGAGAAAGAAACTCTTAGATAAATTTTACCGTCTTCTGGATAGAAGTCACAATCACCTAAACCTTTAGCTTCAATTGCATCTGCCAGTTTTTCAGCAGTTGCTTCGTCTTTTACAATGAAATGAACATGACCATCACCTTGGTCTAACATATCTTCATATTTACCTTCAGTAACTACAGATTCTGCGAAAGCTTCAATGTCCCACTGAAGTCTTTGCATTGGCTCATCCATAGGGAATTCTTTCTTTATCCAGTCAATTAGACCCGGTTCAAACTCAGCGTTTCTTGCCATATCGAATGCGTTCTCTGCACCGCCGTTAGAAGCAACATCTTCTAGCCACTTTTCGTAGCTCTTAGTGTTCCATCTCTTCATGGCTTTCTTTCTGTTCTTCTCAGCCTCTTTCTTGATAGCATCTAATTTAGCCATGTCAGCTCTTCTTAGTTTATCTTGTCTTAGTCTGATTAGAACTGGATCGTTATAGTCCATCGCTTCATTCTGCTCGTTTAAGAAAGCTTGGAATGTTAGAGCTAATTCTTCTGCTTGTAAATTCTTCACTGTACCTTTTTGTTTTTTTGCTTCTTCATCGTCATCAATATCTGCAACTTGAACTATAGTGTGAGGGAAATCACCTGAACCTAATTCACCGTTTGCTGGTAATGAAACCTCTCCCATACCTCCAATTGTATTTGGAGTGATAGCAGTCTGTTGAATAGTTTCATCTACCGTCTCTGGTAAATCGTCATGCTTTGTTGAAGCGTATTTCTTTAGGTCTTTCTTAGTCATTCCGTCTGATAATGATTTTACTTTATCTCTGTAAGCTGGGTCTATATCTGATAATTCTAATGAACCATCTTTTACGGCGTAAGCCATACCCATTAATCTCTGTTGTGATTTACTTACTGAAGGCATTTCTTTTATCTAGTTCTCTTTTTATTATATTCTTCTTTCTATTTAAGTTGGGATTCTCGTAAGCTTTTAGTAACTCTTCTGTTGAAGTGTTGTGAACAGTGTAATGTTTCCATGACCACTTCTTGGTCATTTTACCTTTGCTGTCTCTTTGATATTCTTTACTACTTTCTTTTAATTTACAAGATGCCAACTCCTTTTTTGTATTTTTACCAAGCGTAATCGAACTTTTCGATCTTAGCTATTTTTTCTTTTACTCTTTTCGCGTAGTTCTTAGACTCTCTTTCGTAATAAGATTCTCTTTCACCATATCTAGCTTCAGATTCTTCTGCTTGTCTAATGTAATCTACATATCTAGCATAGTCATCTAAGATATTTGACATGTGTTGAGATGCGTCTCTTGCTTTTACCTCTCTACCTTTTGGAGATTCACCAATTTTAATTTCTTGATATTGAGTCTTCTCACCTTTAGCTAAACCATCTGATATTTGCTTAGCCAATGTATCGATTGCATCTTGTACCATTTTATCTAGTGGTAAACTTGCTGCTTTATCAGCTAAGATCTTGTGGTATCTAGCGTTGTTAGCATCTCTAAAATCTTTATCAGATTTGAATGCTGTTGCACCTGCTTTAGCTTCTGCTCTTGCATTTCTTAATTGTTCAGTAGAATACTTCTGTTTAATTAACTCAAGGTTAAGAACAATAACTCTATCAGATACTTCTGCGATTCTCTTACCGTTGTTAAGACCTGATGCACCCCAACCTCTATATTTGTGGTTAATACCGATTTGTCCTTCATCACCTTTTTTGTTCTTAGACCAAGTTCTACCACCTGCCCATCTTGACCATTCGTTAGAGAAGAATTGTCTATCACCAGACATAGCTGCTAGTAGAATACCTCCGCCTGGAACTTGCTTATAGTCATTCCAAGATCCGTTTCTAGTGTCATAGTATGGATTTTCTTTCTCATTATCTGAGATAAAGAAAAGAACGTGGCTGTTACCACCATAGTTCTTAAATACTTTACCAGGATCGTTGCTAACAATAAAGTCTTCGTCTTCAATTTTATCAAGAGCTACTTTAGCCAAGCCATAAAAACCTTTAGCTAAAGCTGACATATTTTTCTTAGCATGTTTACCCTCTTTACCATTCATTAAAATAGATCTAAAGATAGCAGAGTTAATTGCTTCGTTAAGAATACCATTGGAGCTTAAGAAGTCTCCGAATGATTCATATAGTGTAAATTCGTTTTTCATATTTGTGTTCATATTTTCCATTAAACCAATTGCGATATTACCGACTTCTCTGTCTCCTTTATCGACGTATTTCTTGTTGATGATGCCAAATTTAAAACCATCAATTTCTACTTGATACATTGGCATCATTGTGTCGCTATAAAAGTATTTACCTTTGTAACCACCTTTATCTAATCCCTTACCGATTGCAAAGAAGTCTCTAACACCACCTACTATATCTGCTATTTTATCTAAGTGGTCACCAGCATCATCTTTCTCGTTTACTTTAGATTCGTCAACTTTCTGTAGAGTATCCCAGAAAATATCTTGTATCTCGCCTGAGTTTTCATAGTTATATCCTACTGAGACATCAACTTGCCACTCATTATCATCTTGGTCATAACCAATAAAGAATACATCTTTACCTTCGTTACCATGGTCATCAATCTCCTCGTAGTCATCAAATTCTACTTTATACTTCTTACCACCATCTTTAAATTCAACATAAGGCCATTTGTCTTTTGTGATTTTAACTTTTTCGTTAACTTCATCGGAGAGAATCATTTCCTCTTCTTCAGAGTCTAATTCGTTTAGAATTCTCATACCCCACTTTGAAAGTTTGATACCTTCTTCAGAGATATTGAAATACTTTCTATTTCTAGAAGACCACTGTCTAGAATCAGCAGATAACTCAGAAAGAATCTTGTTAAACTCTTCTCTTGTCACCACACCATCTTTAATAGCTTGTAAGACTGCGTTTCTTACGTTAGCAGTTTTACCTACAGTTTTAGCAGGGTGGTTCTCTGTGTATTTTCTTTTGATTTGCAATTTCTTGCCTTCCGATAAAAAGTCTTCAAATGTTGCCATTGTTTTATGTCTTATTTTATAGTACCTTTAGCTTGGTAACCTGCGATTTCGTTGTAGTCAAATCTAAATTTAGTTTTAGAAATCAAAGTACCCATTGTTACTGATAACTTATTGCCTGTTTTTTTGGACTTCACCACGTTGTCATACATCTCTTTAGCTTCTGACTCGTCTTCAAATAAACCTAAGACTTCAGTTTGTAATCCACCGCCACCAGAGCCTAGATATTGTTCCTCGCCGTTAATTGATACTGAATTATGTACAAATACACAAAAACAACTCTCTCCTTTTGCAGGTAGTGCATCGTCAAAACCTTGGAAAGGAAGTCTGCTAGTAAATACATAAGAGCCAAATCTAAGGCTCTCGTTAATTGTTTCCAGATTATGGAATTGTGAAAATGATTTTATATTCTTCATAATACTATAGTATATTTGTTTATATATTCTTCAAAAAATCATCGAAGGTTAGGAATTCTGTCTGGTTAGACTCTGCCATTACTCCCATTGAGTCTTCTAGCTTCATCTTTAATTCACCATACATTCCATGGATACCTCTTGGAGTTAATTTTTTAAATAGTCTTTCATCACCATCAAGCATTGCGTTTCTAACCTGAGTAGCTGAAATGTTTTTACCTGTTCTTGGAATTTCAAATAGACCAAAATCATCCCTTACACCTAGATCGTCTCTGTACTCTTGTCTGTCTACTTGATAACTGTAAACTTTCATTCTGTCGGTTCCAGTTCCCCAAAGTACTGGTTCGTACTTAGGTCTTAATTCATTAAACATTTTGTCGATAGCAGCAGTTGGTAAAATCTTTACATCTTCGATAGGATAGCTTGACTTTAGTTGCTGTAGCATTTTTAATTGAGTCTCTTCATCATAAGGTCTCTTGAATGCATCTTCTGCTTTCTTAGTCTTAGATTTAATTAAGAAGATAACTACTGGATAGCCGTTTTGCTTATAGATAGTTTCGATAACTTTAGCATGTCCTAGTGTAAATGGTTGGAATCTACCAACAAACATATTTACCGGCTTCTTACCTTGGTCTTTGTATTTTACAGTTAAACCCTCTGTAATTGGACTAACTTGAGTTTCGATCTTTTGATTTAATAAGTATTGTTTGAAATTCATGACTGCTCCTTCGTCGGCTGATGCCATTACTTTATTTTCAATCTTTTCAACTATGTTATTAATTTCTGACATTAAGTCTGCGTTGATTAGATCTGTTTCTTTGTTTCTTTTCTTTCTAAATGAACCTAATGTAATTTTGAAAAGTTCAGATAAAATTTTATCTTGTACTAGAGTAAGTGTCTTTTCATTACCGATAAACTTATGGTTCAATTCAAACATCGGAGATTCAGAAAAATCTGCAGAATCAAATTTAGCGCCGATGTATTTAGTGGCATTAGCTTCTATGTAATTGTTAAATATAGCAGACATTAACTCTAAATATCTATAGTCTGTCTTTTCTTCAGTTAGCTCGATTGATTCAAAATCAAAATCAGCTAAATGTTCAACAATATCTAGGATAGTAATCTGATACATGTCAGAAGGCTTTCTTTCAGCTCTTGGTTCCTTGTTAAATTTCTCAAACTTAAAGGCTAGTAATTCTTTTCCTGTGTGGAAGTTAATCACAAATCCAGCACCATCTTTAGATAGGTCATTCATTAGAGCAGACTGCTTAATGTTTTCATTAAAGATTCCATATACAGTTCTTGTAAATGAAGGCTTCTCAAAATTTTCAAACTCAGCTTTAAAAGATTCTAAATTCATAGATAGAATATTTTTCAATTTATCTTTTTGGCCTGAGTCTAGTAAACCTTCAAAAAGTACAGGAGGTCTAGAGACTCCTAGCTTATCAGCCCATTTATTTAGAATCTTAGTGTCTCTAATTACTTTTTTAATCTTGTTAGGATTTGAAGGTTGTAAAACTTGAATATGTGTTAAAATTAGATTTGATTCTGGTAATACATCATACTCAATATCGATAGTTTTCTTATCACCAACATATTCAAAACCAAACTTCCAATCAAAAGGCATATCTTCTACAACTTCTTTAGAAACAGATTTGAAGTGGCGAATTGCATTCTCATAATATCTGACGATTGTACGATCTACTACATCCATTGGTTGTTTTGAACCAGATTTATAGTATTCAAATTCTAAGCCATTTCTTTTAGCATGAAAGGATGAGCCGTCAATCTTCTCTGTTACCACGCATTTGTGGTTAAGCAGTTTATCAACGTCTGCAGTGTTAGCTCCTTCGAAATATGTTTTTAAGTTTTGTAATGCCATTATCTACCGTATTTTATGATACCCATTAGCTGGTTAATTGCAGCGAAAGTACCTGTTAGTTTAAATGTCTTTCCGTTATATTTAAAGACCAGACCTTCTGTTGGAATGATTGACTCAATACCACCAATACCTTCTAGTCTCTTTAATTCTTTTTCTACCTTCTCGATTTGTTTTAAATCGCCATTCTTTTTAATCTTATCAGCTTCAGTTCTGATCTGCTTATGTAATCTTGCCTTCTCAGCATCTGGATTAGCTGCTACAAAGTTAGAAGTGTTCTTTAAAACATCTGCACCTAACTCTAAAAATAGGTTCTCGAAAGGTAGAATGTTTTCTTTGTACTTCTTATTTCTTTGACCATCAAAATCTTTGACGGCTTTTGCTTGTTCTGGAGTAACTGCCTTCTTTAACTCTCTCATATTTAGAGTCTTCTTGTCTAGATATGCCCATCTTAATAGAAGACCTTCCTTTAATGCAGGGTCTAAATCTGCAAAGTTCTCTTCGATTTGGTTTCTCCACCAAGCCTCGTGATACATTTTAACCTCATCTTGATCTGATAGACTATAAGTATCTCTTAGTTTATTTATCGCCTTTTCGTAATAGCCGACTCTCTCATCAAAGTTAATGTCTTTTCCAATCTTTAAAATTTGAGGGGGAATTATTGTAAAGGTCTTCTGCACATCAGCCTTTAATGCTTGTAGTGCTTTTACAATCTCACCTGCGATATTCTCTTCACCTATGATATTACCTTGACCATCAGTAACTTTCATACCGTGGAATTGAATAACATCTCTGTCATAATAAATTACATTAGGATTCTTAGAGTAAATGAGCTCCATGTTGATAAATGAGTTACCATCCATGAATACAGATTGGTCCTTAAGCTTTGGGAGCGCTTCTGCTAGATCTTTAGCAGCAAAGATGAATGTTTCCTCAACCAGCTTTGAAGCGTGGCCAGTGAACATCTTAATAATACCATTTAGGTCGAGTGGATTAGCTAGTTGCCCCTTATTTCTGGCAAACATAGTCTTACCATCTTTTACAGTTGCGAATACATTTTGACCATCTGTCTTTTCAGTTGGTGCCTCTTCAAAATCAAGACCTCCTTGTAGAGCAGATCTTACGATAGTTTTGAAATCAGCAAATGTTAATGAGTGGTCATCAAATGGATGCATCATGTGGCCAGCAGCCCCACCTTCAAATACGAAGTTCTCCAAGTTGTCCACCTGGAGTACTTCATTTATGAAATCTGTAAATTTATAGTATATCTTCATTAGAAGTTTTAGATTGTTTTTATCCTAATGATGATTGTAATGCGCCAACGGCTGCACCGTAGTCATCACCGTGCTTACCTAATAAACCGTCTACTACTTCTTGAGCTTTTTCTTCGTCGAATTTGTCACCGAACGCTTGTTGTAAAACTGAGAATGCATACTCTTTAAAATCTTCATCAGATTTTACTTCAGCTTCGTTAGTTGCTCCTTCTTCAGCAACTTCTTCCTCTGCGCCATCTTCTTTAGATTCTTCTTCGTCCTCTTCTTTTTCAACTTCGATTTCATAATCGCCGTCTACTTTGATTTCGATTTCGTCTTCATTCATCTCACCAACTTCAGCTGGTTCAGTTTTCTCAAACTTTGGCTCTTCGCCCGGAGCTTCAGCTTCATCATCTTCAGTTACTTCTTCGCTTTCTTTAATGCCTAAGAATTTAGCAGCAGCTGATTTAAGATCGTCATAAGTGTATTTTCCACTTAGAGCGCCGTCTAGAATAGTTCCTTCTTTTTTACCACCGTTAACATATAAATCTACGTGGTCAAAACCTAACCAATCACCGCCTCCAAATTCATTATCTGGATTCATACCTAAATCTAAAGAAAGAGTGTACGATAAAGATTGGTCTCCGTGAAACTGATCGTTGTATCCTAATTTTCTTTGTCTTTGATATGTTTTAATATCTGACTTTAGGTTTTCATTTACATCCTCTTTAATTACAGGGTAAGTCTTACCGTTGAATTCAAAATCTTCAGCATCTTCTTCGATTGCTTTAGCTCTTGCAGCTAAGAAAGCATTACCTTCAGCAACTACTGATTCGTTTTGATACATTAGGTTGAAAGCGTCTACGATTTTCTGAGCGTGTTTGCTTAATCCCCATCCATCTAAATACATTGCAACACCTTCGACAATACCAATACCTGACCATCCGGCTGCTTGAGATAATTTTACATAGTTATCATCTAAGAATCTCTTGATTGTCTTAGCGCCTACTGGAAGTTCCATACCACCTAAGTTATCTACTTTAATAGTAACTGTTCTAATTTTACCACCTAACGCTTTTCCTACGGGTTCAATGTAAGAATGGAAATTTGCGTCTTCTAGTGCATTCATAAGTAAATACTTGATTGCACCTAAGTGTGTGGTTTCGTCAGCTACTAGGGCTGAGCCTTCCATCATAATACCTTCTAAAGTCTTAGCAACTTTCTTTGCATCTTTTGTATTACCTTTAGATGGTACGAATTTTTCGTTGATAATAAAGCTTTCGAAAGCTGGCTTTAATTGTCTTGGCTCATCGTAAGTATCTGCCATGTACCATTTACCATCTCTTTCATCGTATAGGTAGACATATTCTGCGCCACCATCATACTCAGCATTTTTGATATATTTTTCAACATCTTTTGCATCACCTTTCATTGTAACTTTATCTCCGTAGAAATTAATCTTACTAGGATCTGCTTCTAAGAATGAACCACCGCCTTTCTTAAGTAATCCCTTTACAGCTCCAGGGTTCATGTAACCTTTCTTGATTGTTGGTAACATGTGATCTGGATAACCATCATAATGCATGTAGACTGATTGGATTTTGCCTCTCTTGTTGATGATACCGATTTGAGAACGTGTGCCCTCTTCGACAATAGCGATTGACTCGCTAACTTCTGATGCACCTAATTTTCTATAGAAAGCATTTCTGTCTTCTTCGTTTAGGTCTTTTACAGAAGTAACACCAAACTCAGCTAATAATGTTTTAAATTGATATGCTGCTTCGTTTCTTGCAGCTGATTGTTCTTCTTCTAATTTTATAGCTGCTGCCTTTGCAGACGCAGTAGTAAAATCTTCAAAAGATTGAAGTTTTAGTGAACCCATTTTATTAAATTTTGTTTTTTAATACTATTGTATTATATATCACCGTCAAAAGTAACATTTTTTACCTCAAACGGGAACTTCTGCTCTCTGTAGATCTTCTGTCTAGCCTTAGAGTGTCTCATTAAATAGTTGTCCCAATCAGGTGAGCTAAGGTCGTCCACAAAATCAATGATGTTAACCTCTGATTTTGAATGGTGTTTTCTTAAACCCCTACCAATAGATTGTCTAATAATTACTTCTGATTTGAATGATTCAGTAAAGAAAATGTTATGTATTTTCTTAATAGAAATACCTGTAGAGAACGTACCATAAGAGGCGACAATTACCACTTGCGCACCTGCTTCCATCTTCTTTTTGTACTCTTCTCTAATATCTTTATCGGTGTTACCATCCACATAGTAAACCTGCTTGTCGGACTCTTGTCTAAGCTTTTCATAGATTCTCTTACCGTGTTCAATTCTGTGGAAAAGAACAAGGCTATTCCCACGTACTCTGGAAATAATGTTACAAATGAAAGCCAACCTGCCTGTAGAATTGATGACATAGTTACTTTCGAATTTGTAGACGTCTTTACTTTCGTACCTATTTTGCGACATCTCTCTAAAAGCATTCTTTGTTGCTTCGGGTGCATAATCCATTTGTATTACTTTCACATTACATCCTGCAATGTGGCCTTCTTGTTGTAAGAAGTTAGCGTTAACTTCAGTAATTACTGGGCCAGTGTGAGCCATTAACGTTAATCTATCTAACGTCTTTGGTTTTGGAATTGTCCCCGAGAGGCCGAATCTATAGTTGGCAGCGGTGCATTTTTGTAGAATTGTTTTAATCGACTGTGATTTTGCTTTATGAGTCTCATCAATAACTACAGCATCAAACTGTTCAAAATATTCTTTATCTTTCTTAACAAGTGATTGATACGTACCTATCACCACGTTTCTGCCCGGTCTAATTTTTTGACCAGAATAGATCTGTTGAATTTTGATATTAGTCTGCGCCCTCCAATTATAGTCCATGAAATCTTCAGATGCTTGAACAACTAGTGATACATTAGGTACGATAAAAAGAATTCTACCTGCTTTCTCTTTCTCTAACATATATGCCACCGCCATAAATGAGATAAGTGTTTTACCTGCCGAGGTAGCCAACTCACTTAGACATCTTCTGAATTTTAGAATATTGAAGGCCGCGTCGATCTGGTAATCTCTTGGTGTAATATCATTGCCTTCAAAGTAGGCCATAGCCCATTCAGTAAATTCCTCTTGTTTAATAGACTTATCAAAGAGAGAAGTTACACCATTTAGTTTAAGTTCGAACTTGTACTCTTTAGCCAGATCCATAACATCTTTCCACAGTCCAGATGGAATCCACTTGTCATCTTTAATATACGAGATGTAGCCATCCCATAACCCTTTCTTCACGAGAGGGTGGAATCTCCAGTTTTCAATTCTACGATTAAAGGTAATGTTGAGCTGTTCTATCTCTAGCTCACTAGCCTCGTCTATACGCAGAAACTGCTTATTATCTGTAAGAGTAAGTTCCATTTATTTTATAGTCCGTTCAAAGACAGTCTATTCCTGATGGCAAAGCCCATATTGTCTAGGGTCTTCACAGAGTCTCTATAGAATTCTAGTTGATTTTCTAGATGTGACAAAATCATATTCTCATCAGCCAAATCATTTTCAAGAAACTTTTCTTTTTGTTTCTCACCTAGTTTATAGTCATAGTTATAGTATCTGATATACGCTTCTCTATAGCGTCCAGATACCACTGTCTTTTGTTCTTTAATTTTTACATTGAGATATGCAATCTGGTCTACTATCGTCTGTCTTGTAGATAAAACGTTAGCAATTACCTCTTCCATACCATCAACCTTTTTCAGACCTTTCGCCAGCGCTCTAATTGTATCAGACCATTCTTGTCTTTGTGCACTTAGCTTTTGGTCTAACTGCTGAATCTTTTCTTTACTCATATTAGTTATATTAGAAGAGTGACTTTTTGTTTGGATTATTCTTTACAAACTTTGCAGCCTTTTGGCCTTTCTTAAGTTTGGGTTTCTCCACAACAAAGTTGCCGCTCTCTACGTTAAACTCTTCCACTTCAAAATCTACCAATAGCTTATTGCCCTTGAATCTCTCAGAGTCTTTAAAAAAGTCTTCTAATTTATCTTCCATATCTGTTAAACATACCATAGGTCTAAAGAGCTTGATGTGAAATAGTTTTCAATTTGTTTCCATGCGTCTGATTTTTGCTGGTAACATACTTTCACCAAGTCGTTTAGATCCTTGATATTATATGTATCTAGCTTAAAATCATCTAGAAATTTAGACCACATAAATACTGATCTGCCTTTCTTTAATTTCTCTGCCATTTTCTTTTTACCAGTTTTATCATTGTCAAACATATATCTGACAGTTGCCATCTCATCGAATTCTTCTGTCGATCGACCTGCTGTTGCAAGAGCTAATGAGTTGTGCATAAACTTCGCATCGAGTGGACCCTCGAATAGAGTTACTGGTTGTTGGAAGTTAACTTGCATAATACCAAATAGAGTACTAGCCTTCGCAAGTTTGTTGAGTTCATCAGGTGGCAAGTCTAATGGCTTCTTCCATTCTTCATATATTTTTGGTAGGTCATAAGTCAAATATCTTGACCCATAGCCTTTCATTCTTCTGGATTGTGCGCCGATGATTTTACCCTCAAGCCCACGGTTCAGAATCCACAGTCTATTGCCTTTGGGGGAAAAGAGAAATTCGTCTGCTTTATTATGAAGTAAACGATCTTTCAATTGAAACCATATCCAGTCTCCTGGCTCAATAGACTTAGCGCCGAATACTTGTTTGAACTCATCGACAGTCAGTGCCATGTCTTGTACTGAAGCCAATGATTGGTTTTGCAAGACTTCGTCTTGTGTAACTTGAGACTTATTGGCTTTAATATAGTCGATAATAGTGAAAGAGTCACCAGTGTTCGGCATTCTTACCTGGTGGTCTTTTAAAAATGTGTGTAGGTTGGTGTGGTGAGAACAGTTATAGCAGTGATACTGCAGGGTGTCCCAATAAAGATTACCACGTTTCTTAGTGTCATCTTGATGAGAGTCACCACAATAAGGACACGCCAGGGTTATTCGCCCCGGCATGTCTTTAAGTAGTTGCTTATTAGGAGTAGAATGATGTTCTACGCAAACTTGTTTAAGTGCTTTCTTTATTCTACTTTTAAGCTCCTCTGTTAATTGTATAGGATTAGATGTTGAGGTCATTCAAGAAAGAATCTAAATCATCATCCGTGTTAGCTGGCGCTGCAGCTTGTGGTTCCTCTTTCTTCGGCGCGGCAGTTGCAGCAGCTGTTGCAGCAGGAGCTGGTTCAGCTTTTGGTGCAGCTTTAGTAGCCGGAGTTGCAGTTACTTCTGCGATAGAATCACCTGGATTAAGATACATTCTCAGAACGTTGTTAACGAATGCTCTTGTGTCTTCATCCCATGGCTTATAGTCATAAGTTGCAAGTGAAGGAGCAGACTCAAGTTCTGTCTTGATTGTCGTCATAGTCTCTTGATTTCTTTCTGCTGGAGTGTCACCCATTAAGATTGCAGATGTGTTAGAAGAGAATTTAGACTTGTCATAGTTGTTATACTCACCTTGTCTTGTGATAACCAATTCAAAGTTCTTACCTTCGAAAAGGTCGAATACTTGTGTTGGCTCACCGAAATCAGGCTTCAACTCTGAGTCGATCTTCTCTTTAATCTTATATCCAAACTTGAATACTTTGTAAGTACCCTCCATTTCTGGGTTCTGTGGATCTTTAATAATCTTAATAAGAGAATAGTATTGTTGACGTCTCTTTAATTTTTCTGAAGATTTTCTATCTACAGCTGAGTCAGACTTTCTCAATTTCCAGAATACATCTGCAATTGGACAGTGCTCGCCGATAGTTTGTGGAGAGTCAACTAGTTTACCGTCACCGTTTGAGTTTGTCAACCAGTGTACGTATTTTTGAATCAGAGATTTTCTCGGATTCTCAGGGTTAGGTACAAATCTAATTAGTGCTTTGTACGTTCCGTCTTTGCCGTCGTCGGCAGTTGGTTTGTAGACTTCGTTTACCGTTGTCTGTTGGGGCTGATGCGTTTCAACGTCTTCTACGCCCAAGTTAAAAATGTCAAAATTTTCACTCATGATACTTAAAATTGTTTAATAATGTTTAATACTCGAAATTACTTAAATGTTCTTTCAGTTCCTTATAGTTGTAGGTCTAAAAACAGTTTCAATCTAGTGTCAAATACGTTGGAGAAGTTCCTTGTCTGCCGTCCTGGGGTAATTCCTTCCAGGTCCCGTCCTCTTGCTTAATCAGCCCTGACTTGTGTAGTAACTCTTCTCGATCACCATTTGTGATCTGGTTAGCTTCCACCATTTTTTTGAGGATCTCACTGAGACGGAAGTAGTCCGCTGTAATCAACATGTCAATTGTAGTTATTTTTAGTTCTACATATTATATATCTGAATTTAGATTTGTTTCTGCATAATATGTTAATAACTTTTTTGCCATTTTAGGCAAAATAATGCCTCAAAAATTTTTCTATGTCAGATATTTTTATTATATTAGTACTGTAATTAAAACGATAAACAATATGGAAAACATTAAATATCTAAGTTCAAGGAATAAAGACCTCCTTTTGATGGGGGCTAAGACCACTGGAAGCTTTCTAGAGGGCTTTGACTACATAAATGAAAGTTTATATGTCGATGAATCAGACGAGCTCTACGCGTTCTGTAAGTACATTGACGACGAGATTGGTGGAGCAGGTCCAATCAACATCGATATGTTATATTTAGGCTTTAAATATCCTGAGTCTGAATACTTTGCTAAAGAGACTGCAAGAATCAAAGAGGATATGGAAAGAATTAATTCATACTGTTAATGGCAAAAGATAAAGAATACGTTATTGAGAGTAAAGGTTTCGACCATGTTGCCATTAGTAGAGAAAAGTACAAATTAGAACTAGAAGACCTTATGAAAAAAGAAAAAGACCCATGTGTTATTTGTGGTGGAGAAATCGCAGATGATTGGGGACATAATCCCGAACCTATTAAGGAATACAACGAGGGTAAGTGCTGTGATACTTGTAATTTTACTATCGTTCTACCTGA